CAGCACGTGTCCGTGCAGCCGCAAGTAAAGCAAAAGCCAAAACTCCGGCGAAGGCCGCCAAGAAACCGGCTGAAGCTAAACCGGCTGCCGTAAAAGACGCCGATAAGCCTACACCTGCGGCCAAGAAACCGGCTGAAGCTAAACCCGCGGCCAAGAAACCGGCTGAAGCTAAACCGGTTGCCGTAAAAGACGCCAATAAGCCTATACCTGCAAAAGAGCGCGGTAAGGCAGCTAACGAAAAGCGCATAGCCGCGGCGATACGTAGCCAAGCTAAAATCACAAAACAATTCACTAATATGGCCCCCAAAGAGCGGGCTACTAACGAAGATAAAGCCAAGATAGCTGAAGCGACTAAACGCTTTGGTGACAGAGATGATCTAGGGAAAGCAATAAGCGCTTACCTAGGGCGCTCACAGCGTGTCGTTGACGGCCTACTGCTGGCTGTACATGACTCGGTATTTAAGACGCCGACTTTCAGTATTCGTAAAGGCACTACCTATGCAGATGTGGCGCAGTATGCAGGTATGGACATGGAGGCAGCGAACGAGGTATTGACTTGGGCTCGTGAGAACTTGTCCCCAGAAGCTAACAAGTTTATACGCGAACAAAAAGCGCTTGCAATTGCCGAAGCTAACCGCATCCGCTTTGGCCGTAAATCTGCAAAAATCCTTGCGGCAGACGAAGCGAAAAACGACGCCATCGCCGAAAGCGAAGTTGACGCGGCTGCAGAAGCTACTATCGACGAGCTAGACCGCCGCACAAAACTGGCTAATGACTTGTTCGATGTGGACATGGATGCCGACCCCGATGCTGGCTTAGACAAGATACTCAGCGAGTTCGGCTTTGACCTTACTACTGACGCCGTGGCTGCTAGCAGCATACCCCTACATCCGGGCGTAGTTGCGGAGCTGGAGGCAGGTAACTTAAAGGCCGCCCTAGAGCTGTTGGGCGCAACTAATCCCAACAAGATGGTGCAGAACGCTGCTAAGAAACTAGCCGGTGTCGCAGGTACTACTAAAGTAGAGGTAGTAACTGGCCTCAAAAATGACGCAGGGCAGTCCGTAGCTGGCTTGTTCGACCCCAAAACAAACACGGTCAAGATAGACGCCGTCGAGGGCAGAAACACTCACGCACTACTGCATGAAGTAACGCACGCTGCGGCATCTGCTACCCTAGCGAACAAGAGTCATCCGCTGACTAAGCAGCTCAACAAGTTATACAACGACGTCAAAGACAAGCTGGATACCGCATACGGTTCAGTTAACTTGGACGAGTTTGTATCTGAAGCGTTCAGCAACCCAGAGTTCCGTCAGAAGCTAGCCCGTATTAACGTAGAGAGTGACAAAGCCCTGCAGCGTTTTGTTAACGCCCTACGCAACTTTATGCGGCGCCTGATTGGCGCGCCGGCCAAGCCTGCTACGTCTGCGCTAGACAAAGCGGATGCGCTTATTGACAACATACTGCACCCAGCACCCGAGTCGCGCAGTGCAGAGCAGCTGCCCCTACTGAGTTCTCCGTTTAACACCACTGCGTTGGCAGAGGCCATAGGCAAAGTCCAGAAAGATATTCGCAATCTGCCTGAAGGTTCTACGCGCCGTAACGTCGCCAAAGGATTCTTTGACCTGTATAACAAAGTGCAGGGTGGCTATCGTTGGGTAATTAACGGCCTTATGGATACGCTGATTGTAGGCCAAGTGGCTAAAAAGTTTGGCTTCGGTAATCTTGGCATCGACCTGCATGAGGCCATACGTAAGATGCGTGGTGCCATTGAGGTAGCAGATGACGCGTTCCGCGGTAAACTACAAGAAGTAGAGCGCTGGGTATCTTCCGTTGACGCAGAGACTTTCAAAGCACTCAACGAAGTTATCTACAGTGAAGAGTACGGCTCCACTGTGTACCAAGTAGACCCTACGCTAACTAAAGCTCAGGCTGAAAAGAAATACAAAGGCCAGACGGACGAGAGTGGTAACTTGCTGATGGATGTCTGGAACGCACAGCGTGCGGACTGGAACAAGCTAGGCCCAGAAGGCCAACGCATGTATAAACTGATGCAGTCTACCTACCAAGACATGTACGCTAAGCTGCGGGACTCTGTAGGCGAGCAGATTGATGACGTGCTGGGTAAAGGTACTGACGCAGCTGTTCGTATGCGTAAAGACGTATTTGAAGAGATGTTCGGTAAAGGCAAGATGGAGATTTACTTCCCTCTGGTGCGTACTGGCGACTTCAAGTTAGAGTACTACGACAACGGCGAGCGGATCTACCGCAGCTTTGAAAGTAAATACGACCGTGACGCAGCGCGCGAGGCTATTGAAGGTCAAGACGGTGTATCTAGCGTAGTGGTGTACAACCAAGGCGTCGGCAAAGATTACGTCAAAAACATACCGTCTAACTCGTTCATGGGAGAACTACTGAAAGTCTTAGAGGCTAACAAGGTAGACCCCAGCGTCCAAGAGCAAATGGTGCGTATGTATGTAGAAGCGCTACCAGAGACCTCATTCGCTAAATCTCTGCAACGCCGTAAGGGCGTATTTGGTTATGAGAAGAACGCGCTAGAGTCCTTCCGCCGCAAAGGCTACGACATGACTCGCCAAACTGAGCGACTGCGTGGTAACGCCCGAATACGCGCCATCATGGCAGACATAGACGCTGTTGAAGAGCCTACGGATGCTAAGAAGAAAGATGGCTTTAATGCCATCAAGCGCGAGATGGGCGAGCGTGCAAACTTTGCAGTAAGCGGCGCCAAGAACAAACAGCTTGAGGGTTGGGCACAACTAGCTAACCAAGTGGCTTTCGTATACACCATCGGTGCAAACACCGCCTCGGCGATAGTTAACTTGTCGCAGATACCCCTGTTTGTTATGCCCATGCTCATACCCACGTACGGCGGCAAAAACGTATCGTCTGCCATACGAGAAGCCAGCAGTATCGTAATGGGTGCTGGCGTAGGCGAGACGGGTAAAAGTAAGGCCGTTAGGTTGTATCGCAGTGGGCTAGACAGCTACTACAAGCGCAACGATGACGGCTCCTATACTGTGCGCGACGACTTAGACCTTAGCCCAGAGTTGATTAAGGAGCTTAAAGAAATTGCTCCGCTGGTTAAGGAGGCTAAAGACCAAGCACAGCTAGGTAACTCACACCTGTTTGATGTGCTGGGCCTCGACGAAGGTTCTCGCGCACAACGCTCCGGTGCGGTGCGTCGCAAGCTAGATCAGGTTACTGCCTTATCTGCGGTTATGTTTAACTCAGCGGAACGCTACAACCGGCAGGTTACGCTTCTGGCTATCTACAAGCTAGAGATGGCCAAGCTAGCAGAGTCTAACCCCAACATGTCTTTGGCGGAGCGTCAGCAGAAAGCTATCGACGTGTCTATGCACAAGACCACAGAGTATAACGGTGGCTCGCATCTCGAGACCGCCCCACGCTTATCGCAGCAGCACATCGGGCGTATCGCGTTTATGTATAAGAGCTACGGCTTGCGTATGTATGCCACCATGCTTAACACTGCCAAGATAGCTATCCAGCGTACATACCCCGGCGACAGTAAAGAAGCTATAGCAGCACGCAAAGAGGCGCGTCAGCAGTTGGCAGGTATCCACGGTACCGCTCTGTTCTTCTCGGGCATGTATGGTTTGCCTCTGTACGGCGCTATGGAGGTGTTCTTTAACTTGTTCTTGCAGGACGAAGACGAGGGTGAAGAAGATTTCAATACCGTGGTACGCAAGGCTATTGGCGAGGGGTGGTTCAAAGGGCCACTAACTGAGTTTACTGGGCTAGACATCGGTAGCCGTATGCGCCTGTCTGGCTTGTTGATCCAAGCTAACCGCTTCAACCCAGATGCTTCTCCTGAAGAGACGTTGGTGCACCATATAGGTGGCCCAGCATGGAGCGTGGGTAGCCGCATTGCACGAGGCTACGACGACATAAGCAAAGGCAATGTCCAGCGTGGTGTAGAGCAGTTGCTCCCTGCCGGCCTGTCTAACTTGTACAAAGGTAGCTTCGGTAGGTTGATGGAAGATCAAGCCTACGCTACGCGTCGAGGCGATCCTATATACGATGACTTGTCCGCAGGTGAACTATTCGGGCAGACGTTCGGCTTCGCGCCTACTGGATACGTACTTCAGCAAGAGATAAATCAACGCAACAAAGGTATCGAGCGCGTACTCAACGAGAAGCGTACTAAGTTGATGAAGGACTACTACATAGCCATACGTTTCGGTAACAGCGGAAAAGCTCGAGACGTAATGCTAGATATACAGGAGTTCAACAAGCGTCACCCAGAGTACATGCTTGGGCCTAAGAGTATCGTGCGGTCGCTCAAAGGACACATGCGTACTTCGGCTCGTATGGAAGGTGGCGTAACGATAAACCCGAAACTCCGTCAGGCCATGCAGGAAAGCAACGCCGAATACGAACGCGGATTTAAGTTCTTCAGGCTAGAGGACGACGATTAAAAAACCCCACCTAGGTGGGGTAAAAAGGAGAATGCCGTGAGTCCGGCGGGTTGAGTATATCACTTCGTTCTCCAGAACCGTACCCCCCACTTGCCGTCTTCTATACAGCAGCTTGAGGTAAATTCCCAACCCTTTTGCTTAAATACTTTCGATGCCTGCTTGATGGCTTCCTCGGTGTTCACACATGGCACGAACACCGAGAAGCCTATCTTCATTAGTCCCCAGTTAACTACTATGCGGACTCCATCAGGACACAGATCATAAGTCTTCAGTAAGATTGGAGGTCTGCTCATCGTCAATATCCAGCGGGAAGTCCGCGATTATCACGTCCGTCGGTGGCAGGTTGAGGTGCGTACCTTTCGATAGTCGCACTTTGCCCCTACGCCCGTTGTAGTGGGTCTTTATCTCGTTGATAAGCCAGCCGTAGTTATACTGCCGCTCAGCACACCAATTCTTCAACGTCTTAGGTACGATGTAAGCCGTCTTCTTATCAGTCTCGTAGCGTGCCACTAACTTGTTGCGCGGTATGGCTTCCGGCACGACGAGCGTATCTAGGCCATTCCCGTTGAGTGACCGGCTATCCTGCGTGCTTTTGATCTGCAAGATGTTGCTGATGTGCTCGTTGAAGAACTCGTTCATTATGTCCTGCACAGTAGCGTCAAGCTCAGCGATGTTAGCCTTGTTCTGATCCACGAGCGTAGTAGTAGCCCACTGGAATACAGCCTTGACATCAAACTCTACGAGCCCTATGCGCTTAGCTATCATCAGTCCAGCTATAGGCCATGCGATACCTACCGACCAGAACCTGTTATCGGCAGACAACTTAGCTATGCGATCCACGCGCATCTGCACGGTCTCAAGGAGTTCACGTACCTCATCGACGTGGTTCATTATGTACTGAACAAACACAGGGCCAGCATGGCCGTAGTTGTTCTTGATGTCTTTTGTAAACTTATCAGTCATCGGCTTGTGCGTAGAGTCGCCTTTAGGGAACAGGCGCGGTACACGGCACTCGAGCACCCGTAGGGCTTCTGCTTTCGGCGAAGACTTAGCTGTACCTACCAGCTCCACAAGACTGCGGTTAGCTGTTGTGACAGCCAGCAAGCGCCACGGCTCACCACGATGCCGCTCTACGTTAGAGCTAGATGACATACGGCCACGCTGCTTACCGCCAGTAAACTGATACAGCATATTCGATACTTCTTTCGGCGGGGTATTTGTCAGCTCGTCGATGCCCCACAGGATGCTATTGAGTACCTCGCCTCGGTTCATCTTAGAGTTATAGGTATCTTTTTCATGCAGCATAAGTTGTTCTGGATCGCCCCATATACCCAGCGCTGCTTGGAGTACCGCAGTCTTGCCTACACCTGACCCGCCGTTTAAGTGGATAGCTGCACAGTGAACCTGAGCGAAAGCCATCAGGGCAGTGCCAAACCCTGCACCGACTACGAATTGGTGCATCTCAAACTTAGGTTTGTTGTAGAAGTTTATCGCTTCCTTCCAGCCTTCCAATGTACCCTTGGGTTCAAACGCGGGGAACAAACCTGCTGTAGCAGTAGAGGGTGGGTTGAAGTCTATGCGATCCGCGAAGATCTCTTGGTTGCCCAATATAAACGACTTGCACTCATCGGAAGACCAACCGAACTGGCGATGTGCCTCATCAGCTAGCGTAGTAAACTGCAACTCGTTAACCCATGTTGTGGTATACGTCATAATCTCATCCATCTTAGGCATAGCCACGCCCTGCATAGCCAACGCCTTGCGCATCTCTTCGCGCGAAGTGGCTACCGTGAGGGGCACTGTAAACTCACGCACGCCGTCCATAGGTAGATGCAGTCGCATAACGATAGCCTCGCCTAGCTCTGCGTCCTTCAAGCGGCGCACAACATACATATCGTTGTGGTAAATCAGCTTCTCGTCAACCACACCGTCATCGTCGGCCGTACGCATATAGACGCCACCATTGACCCCACGCACATACGGCTTGGGGTACTGCGGTATCGTGTACGTTTTCAGTGGGTTGTTAGGCAGGTCAGCAGACTCTGCTACCACTACGTCTTCCGGCGGTGCCTCGGCTAACTTAGAGCCCAACACAATCGGAGACTTTACTTTACCCTTGTTGGGGCAGTCGCCACACAGTCCGGGGTTTAGTTCATCAAAACGTGTACAGGTGTACGGCCCTTTGATCTGCGCTAGCTTATCGCGCGTGTTGGCTGCGGTATAGTCAGGGTGCTTGTTGGAGATAAACGCCGCAGCCTTATCCGCATCCGAACAGAACTTAGCGATAGATAGGCCAGCACGCCACAACGGCTCGGACGTATTCTCTTGATCCGTAGCTATGTTGAGTAGCTGTATGCAGCCCTTGCTCTGCTTAGTCCTACGCAGTATCTCTACAAAGTAGTTTTCTTTGTTGCCAGTGAGCGCATCCATAACAGCACTGCCGCCAGCTAGCTCTAGTAGCTTCTGAGGTACTGGTATCATGTCGCCACCCAGCAGCTCGCTGAAGATGTCGAAGTCTACTGGCGCTTGTTGAGGGCCAATCAGTCCTACAGGCGCCGGTGGGTCGGACTTGTAGTTGTGTGTAGTCGGTACCCTAAGCACTCGCGCAGCGTCAGCTGTAACCGCAGGGTCAGCGTCAAACTTGTGTGTAGCACACAGCTTCTTCAACCGCTCTGCAACAGGCAGCCAATCCTCTACGGCAACTGGCTCAGACAAACTCCAGTATACGTGTACCCCGCGGCCTGAGTTAACCAGCGTGGGCTTAGGTAGAGTAAGGGCCGAACAGAACTTACGTAGTGCCTGTATAGCATCAGCCTGCGTGGGGAAGTCTTTTGTTGGGCCACAGTCCAAGTCTAAGAAAAACGAACGTAACTCTTTAGCATTAACAACTTTCCGTGTGCCAGCTTCCTTAAATGTAGCCAGTGCAAAGTAAACATCAAACCCCTCTCCATCAAAGTTACGGGCTGCGTCTACTACCATGTCTATGTCGCCGAAGAACTTCTGGATTCTCCGATCGTCTTTCGGTTTGGATGCAAAGATGCAGTAGCTGCCACCCTCACCCAAGACCGAGTCTAAGAATTTTTTTGTTTCCATTTATGCCACCCAATGCCGGAAGACACTACGGCAGGGGTGCCGGCGCACCCTATTCGGTCGAAACCTAGCCGTAGTGGAGGATTATCGTAGGGAGAGTATTAGTCGTCCCAGTTGTCGATAATTGAACTCAAGTCGTCATCGTCTACAGTGGGGGCGGCTGTTTTCTTGGTGGCGACTTTCTTGGGTTCTTCTACAGCTTCGTCTTTGACGGGCTCAGAAGGAGTTGGCTCCGCAGCTTTCGGCTCAGGCTTCTTCTCTGCGGGCTTGTCAGCGAACAGTGCGGGCTTAGACTCAGTCTTAGCGGATACACCATCGGTCTGCGATACGGTCATAGTGATCGCATCTTTGGTCTCTTCAGTGTCGCGTAACTCTACGACCTTGATGAGCTCTTGCTCTTCCAGTGGGCGAACTGCTTTGAAGAATAACTTGGGCGTGCTTGATGCTTCATCGAAATACATCTCAGTAACAACAGCTACCGCCGGAGTATTGTGCGCCGACAGGAATCGAGCGTAGGCCTGCATGGGCATCTTGCCCTCTTTGGCATCACCGAATACTGACGTTGCTGCTAGCTGCATTTGGTAGACCTTATCGTACTGGCCTTCCAATGCAACAGCTAGGCGCTGCGAGTAACGGCAAGCGCGTGTCTCACCTTGGCCAGAACCTTTAACATTCTGCGGGCAATCTACGCAGCGTGAAGCCTGACGCGTATCTTCTGGTACTTCGGGTGCAGGTGTCTTAGAGTCCGCCGACCAACAGGCAGGGGCAGAGATATTGTCGGGGCTGTAGGTGCCCGCGTAATAGGTGCGCCCAATGGGTGCAGCGTCAACAATAACGATGTTCATGCTGTCGTTCTTGTTTACGTTAACCTGTTCTCCGTTAACCATCTCGCGGAACTTGCCGCCATTGACGCTAATGCGACGACGGGTTTTGCCTGCACTCCCACCCGTCAGGGCAGTGTTGGTGTCTTGCAGTGACTTGAAAAGGTCGCTAGTTGCAAGGACGTTGCCGTGGAATAATGATACTTCACTCATGGTGTTCTCCTTAATAGTCTTCGTCTAGGTCTAGTGACAGATCTAAGTCTTCGTCTGAGTCTTCTGCCCAGTCTTCTTCTAGCTCTGCCAAAGCCGATACTTGAGTTACTTCTACTACAGTGCTCTCAGGTTGAGCCGCTGTCTGCTCAGCTTCGCCCTTCAAGTGGGATTCAACATCACCTAAGTTAAACCGGTAGGTGCTGCCTACCTTGATATAACAAGTTGTTGGGATGTCGCCTCGGCGTACCCATGTACGCACGGTTGATACTGATACGGCAAAGTGCTTTGCCAATTGGTCGATGTTTACATACGGGCCAGTCATTTGCTTTTCCTCACTGAAACAATATATTCAGAGTCTACGTTCAATCCTGCGGGCAGACTATCTGGGTTCTCTTCGAGGTATTGCTTGACCGCTGCTTGACTCAAACGCTTTTCGAGTAGCTCAGGGACGTTGTTCTCCATGACAAACTTGTGCATGGATTCCCAATCGCTAGTCCAGTAACGTGATCGAACGGAACGGTAAAACATACCGGATGAAGTTTTTACACTGTCTACACCCTGCTCTTTGCAGTAGGTAAGCAGTGCGCTCTTGATCTTATCGAGTTGCTCGGTAAGTTCTCTGTCTTGCTCTTTGTATGCCGCGGCAAGCTCGGCTTTCTTGTTGCGTATCTTGAGGTATACGCGGGTAAGTTTTTCTGGTAAAGCGATTTGCTCTTCCATAGTTTAGTCTCCTCTGGTCGCTCCAACTTGTGTTGGGACGTACACTTTAATTGTTATTCGTGTTCTAGTCAAGTAATTCTTTGTAAAGATCAATCATCTTTGTGTGTACGTCTATTCTGTTATCAAGCAGTGAGTAAACACGTTTCTCTACGGCCGATCCGGCTAGCTGAACCACGGTACATTTGTGGTCTTGGCCGGAGCGATGCACCCTAGCATTGGCTTGGGCGTAAGTCTCGAGCGAGCTAGTTGGCCCCCACCAAACAACCGTGTTGGCTGCGGTCAGGGTAACCCCATGCGCTGCTGACTGGGGCTGAATAACTAGGACGCGTATGTTGTCCGTAGTTTGGAAGTCGTTGAATATCTCCGTGCGTTTTGGTGCGGGTACATCGCCGCGTATTATGTCTGTCGGTATCCCTTCCGAGCGCAGCTTATCGGTCAATATGTCGATGGCGTGCTTGAAGGGCACAAACACTAGCACTTTTTTGCTGGACTCGTCTATGACTTCGCGGAGCACCTTATACCGATGCGCTATATCAAACTCCAGTGTCTCTTTAGTATCGGTATATATGGCACCCGATGAGATCTGTAGGAGCTTGTTCATAATGATAGCTGCGTTGGCCGCAGTGATCTCTTCACCCGCTGCCTGCATCACCATCTTGGTCTTCAATTCGTTGTAATACTTAGTCTGCTGGCGGGTCAGCGGTACCTCACGCTTGACGTATACCATGTCCGGTAGGTCGAGACACTCTTCTTTTGTGAAGCGGATAGCAGGTTGCAGTGCGTTATATACCGTGTCGGTGGCAGACTCTTTAGGCACCCACTTAAACTGCGTAATCTTGGCCATCACTTGGTCGCGGAATGAGCCAAAGAATCTAGGCACGCCGTTGGGGTTTACTAGCTTGGCAATGCCATACGCGTCAAGCGGTGACTGGGCGGCAGGTGTACCCGTCATCATCCACAGCCACGTCTCTGGGCCGAGTAGCTTGTGCAGCGTCTTCCAGCGTTTAGTCTGCGGGTTCTTGTAGTGCGTAGCCTCGTCCACAATGATCAGGTCAAAGCCGCCGTTGGCTATGTCGTCTACAACAATCTCCACGCCGTCATAGTTAATCACCACATAATCAGCATCGCTGTTGATAACCTTGCGGCGCTTGGCTGCTGAACCGTGGGCTACGTCTACCCTACGGTGCATGGCAAAGCTGAACAGGTCGTTGCGCCATGCCGAGTCCATGATAGATAGGGGGCAGATAACCAACACGCGGTTGACGATACCCTCATTGAGTAGATAGTCAGATGCCCAGATGGCACTCGCCGTCTTGCCTGTACCTTGCTCGTTGAAGCAGAAGGCGCGCTTGTGCTTAGTCAGGAATGAGGCGGTAGCTTTCTGGTGCTCGAAGGGCTGATACTTGCCTGTCCATTTGTAGCGACGCTCGATAGGTGAGGGCACGTTAATGTTCAGGTTCTTTAGTACGTGCGTCTCTTCTATACCCCAGTTAACTAGCACCTTGTTGTCTTCTAGTTCTTTGCTCTTGGGTATTATAGTTGTAACCCGCTGAGGGTTTTTTAGGCGCAACAATAGCGCCTTGTCATTGCAGATCTTCATTCCATTCTCCGTCGCAGAGCCCGTAGGCTCGAGGTACTACATTATTTTTTTGTAGAGCGGCGTCTCTTGGGGCTGCTCATAGCACCGCCAGCTGCACGGTTAGTGCGCCTGCTTTGTACTGTAACGCCGTCTTTGTTGGAGCCGCCCTTGCTGAGTGCTTTCTTGTGGGCTACGTCTTTGCCCTCACGCTTGTCAGCCTTGCCATTCTTGTTGGCGTCTTTACCTGTCTTGTCCATCGCACGGCGGGCGCGCTGGCGCTCCATGCGAGATTCGTGTTCTCCGCGAGCTTTCTGCTGCTCGTACTCTTTCTTGTAGGGGCGTTTCTTGTTTACGTATGGCATTAGTTCCTCCCGTTATGCACACACTGGGTAACAGGGCAGTGACGTTTGCACAGCCCACTAGGATTGGGGTTCCACACATCTTTCTTGAATGCGGTGTCCATGCGGTTGTACTCGCGCATCCAATGCTCCCACATAGGCGGTGCTTGGTCTATGCTGTAGTTATCTTTGATCAGACTCTTCGGCACTACGAACAACAAGCCAGCACGTACCTTCTTGAGGTCGGGGTAGTACTTGAACATAGCCAGTGCCATCAGTTCTAGCTGGCCTTTATCTGCATATCTATCAGACTTGCCTGTCTTATAGTCTATGACCCATGCGGTGTCGCCGTTCAGTATTACCAAGTCAGCAATGCCTCGCCACCACACGTCGTCAGCAAAGAAGTCGCAGGGCTCGAGGTTCTCCGTCAAGCCCATCTTCAACTCACATAACTTCTCGCCTTCCTTGGCGTTCAACGAATCTAGCATAGACTTAGCGTATGCAAAGCGTTCGTCCAGTGGCTTACCATCGCGAATGTATTCTTCGCAGGCTAAGTGAAACTCAGTGCCGTACCGCATGGCCTCGGTCTCTACAACAGGATACTCCTTCAGCACCTTCTCGTGATAGAACTGTTTGGGGCACTGCTTGAATGCTTTAATCTTGCTGAATGACCAAGGGGCGATGCTCACTATTCACACTCTCCATACGATTTGCCAATACCTGATTCGCAGTCCAGCGGTAAGCCTTTAGCCCAATCAGGTGTGCGGCGCATACACTCTTCGATGTAGGCACGCGCTTCGGATACTTCTTCATCTGGTACACAGCATACCACGGAGTCGTGTACAGTAAGTACGACACGATACCGCTCACTAATAGCCAGCATTTGTTCACCGATGATACAACGTGCCAAGGCCTGACATACGTTCTCCACGACCTTTCCGCCGTAAATACGGTTGCGACCACGGCGTGTCTTGTACGTGTACTCGATGCCTTTTTCGCCTTGCTCGCCAGCTAATCCGTCATAGCGTAGCATGAGACCAGAAGGTAGCAGTATACCACTTTCTTCCGGCTTGACATCTAATACGCCCTCGAGGCCAAAGTTGAGTTTATCTCCGTTGGCTAGATAGCGGAGCATATCACCCGCGCCTTTCCACAGATTCTTGATAGCTGCGTTGGCATGGCGATACACGTCGATGATGCGGCGCGCCTCGTCCAGCTCAATCTCTACACCAAACGTACGTAGTTG